TTTTGTTAATTTTAATTTACAATGATAATATTAATAACACAGACACACACACATGACTTATGAACGTGAATAAAGAGGCTGCAGGAGAGGCTAGGAGTAAAATTTTCTGCTCATTAGTAATGACTGAGGGAAAAATCAAACGAGGAGTGCTAATTAGTCGTATGCACATATCTGATCAGACCTTTGCTAGAGAGTATATGTCCTATCTTGAGCAGTACCCAAATATCCACTATTCAACACAGAATAGGGAGTTTACATATCAACCTTGAAACGCTGCAGCCCGTGTAACAAATCACGACACTATCAGTGCCAAGGCAAATCCTGTGAGTGTAAATGCACCCAGTATGAGGACACAGTGAAAAACAGAGTAGACGAGCCCCATGAATACACAAAGGAATCTCAGGAGGAATTTGAGGCATTAATGGAGCAGTGGAAAAAAACCCACTAACCTTTTTTATTTATTTAGTTAATTGATTTAATATGTAAATGCTTAAATAAAGTATTAGTTTTTAGGAATGTAAGGAAATGAGTACCGTATCTAAAGAATTAGAATTAGCCAGAAAAAATTACGCTAGAGGCGATTTATGTCGCCATTTACACCCTACAATGCCATTTAGAATCCCAAAATGTGATTTTGTCCAAGTGGACTGCATGGTATGTGGGAAAATTTTACAGAGGGTTTATGATCAATGAGTCAAGAAGAAAAATCCGCCTACTACTCAGTCAGAATGAGAATGGGCGACGTAACAAGTCCAAAAGACCTCATAGGTACCAAAGATTTCACAGTTGAAATCACTATGGGTAATCAGGACGCTCTAGTCATTAGAGACAAAGCAGACGTAGCCAAAATAGAGAACAAATCTGTATTTGATTTGGTAGAGGATCTATTTGTCCAGAGAGACGAATGGAATAAGAAACCAAACAGAGGCTACAAGTTTGTAGACCAAATTTCCAAGGAGGAGTCTAAATGACTTCCCTTATTTTTTACTCACTATTTTACACAAACTTAGTGGGGGGGAGAGGACTTTGACGTTAGGTTCATTTCCAACCTCTCCTCAATACGATTTTTCATTAATGGATACAAAGCCTGAGGAACTAATTGCAGGACAGGTAGCCCCTAAACACAAAATGCAGTATTTCTGTAGACTCTGCAGGAAATATGATGTAAGAACCCCAAAGACCCACCTCAGAGACGAGCATAACACAGATTACAGAGCCACACAAAACAAAAGTTATGATGATATTATCAAGTGTTTATTCAGGGAGGTCTACTAATGCGGTGTCCTGAATGTCTACTGAAAATCATTACCTATGAGCCAGTATCTTATCCGTTTACCTGTCCAAGTTGTCACTGCGATATACATGAGGAGGGAGACGACTAATGAGCAGAAATACTCAAAAAGTCAGATTTGGTATGTGTCTAAAATGTGGCTGCAGCATAGATGATAGTCGTATTGAGACATGGTGCCAGACCTGTTTTGAGATTATGAGAAAATCCCACACGGAGACACTATGTCAATAAGTCCCCTAGCAGGCGATATTAAGATGGCTGCAGACCCTACACTCATGTCTATGTATAAGAAAATTAACGAATTAGTAGGAGCCAGTAATGATGATTTTAAATCCGTATACAAACTACAGGGAGAGATAGCAGCCCTACAAAAGGAACTCAAGGACATTAAAATGAGAATGATGAACTTTGGGTAGTTATATGCCACCTAGCAAGTCTGACACTCATATTACGCCAGACGAGGTATTTGATAAAATCAAGGAGTTAGGCTGGGGGGAGTCTAATTTCTTTTATGACCCATGCCCTGCAGACTCTAAAATAGATGGATTAATCACATCATGGCACAAATGGAACTATGTAAATCCCCCATACGGTAACGGCTCAAAAGATAAGGACGGTAATACATTACTGGCTAGATTCGTTAAAAAAGCCATAGAGGAGGTAGAACTAGGACATTTCTCAATTATGCTATTACCTAGTAAGACTGATCAAAAATGGTTCCACTGGCTATTAGAGAGAGAGTATTCTATGTATTGGTTCGACCATAGGCTAAAATTCAAAAATAACAAGTGGGCAGCCACTCAACCTCATTTCCTAGTGGAGATAGCACCATGAGGGAGGATACTAAATTATTCATAGTTGGAGCAATAATGTTCGCTGCAGGGTGGTACATACACGCTCTAGGAGTATTTCTAAAATGAGTCTAATCGAGAGAACTAAATCCCATAGGTGCTTTAACTATCAGCACAGTATGTGTAAGGGAGTATTCAAGAAAAACGGCTATAAGAAATGTGAGTGCGATTGCCATGACTAACCCCTCTCCCCCTCAAACTCCCCCCCCCCCCAAATGTGGAATAATGGGGACTATCAAGTCTGATGAGAAATGCAATGAATGTGGGGAATGGTTCGGAGACCATAAGGACGACTGTAAGTTAAATATTTAAATGAGTACCACTAATGAATAGTGGAAATGATCCAAAAAGCAAATAACATCGAATACGAATACTCAGGTCATTACCGTGGTAGACGTCAAGGAGAGGCTAAATTACTTAGAGCCATTAAGAATGTCTATGAGGGGCACAATATCAAATCTGTCAAACTCATGGTCTACGACAATGACGACTATCCAAGAAAGAGGGTCTATTCTCTCTCAATCATGATGAGAATCCCAGAGAACCATGAGGAGTCAGACCGTATAGGCGGTAAGTTCTTTTACAGACACGCAAAACTTGGCTCCCTTGAGGTAGAGAAAATACTTGAAATCTACAAAGGGTTCAAGTTTGACGGTGTGGACTTTAGTGATTCTTACATGGATAAGAGGAGGGATCTTAGACAACCTGAGGTCGAATTAAGTTTTAGACGTGAAGTCAAGGCTTAATTTTTTTTAAACCCCATTTTGACCTCCTTTTACCATTCTGACCGTAAATATTACCCCGATTGATTATCCGAGGTATTGTTATGGTCAGATTTGCTCCTACAGTTAATTATTAACACATTTAACCACCCCACCCCCCTAGTATTTAATGACTAAAGGTCAAAGCCTAGTAGAGCATTATTCTAAATCTAATCATAATATGCACGATAAACTAATGAAACGATTTATGCTAAGTGACAGAGACGACGACGTAGAAATGATGATTAAATTAGCCTCAAGCATAGCCTATATGCAGCAGACCCAGACCACACTTACAAAGAATCTATACGTAGAGCAGCACATTAAAGACATTAACCGTAAACTGGACAGAATCCCTCCAGAGGTATTGCAGAGCACTATGAGCCCTGCTGTGTTGGAGCCTATTGAGACTTAATGACAGGTACTATATCCACAGAACTTAACAAGATAGCCAAACGAATGAGCGTAGAGGCTGCCGTAGTTTTACCTAAATTACATAAAAATGACTGGGAGTTTGCTCTCCATGATAGGAAATTCATTGGAGGCACTGAGAGGAAATGGGATCTCATACCATTCTACCCACCTATTTACCTAGACAACCACCCATCAAAGACAATCCTCGCAGGCAGACAGACTCACAAAACTACCTATGCTGCAGATAAGGTAGCAAGCAAACTACTACGCAATAAGGGCAAAGAAGTCACATACGTGGCAGACAATGAGCCCCACAAATCAGCATTTAGTAGACAACGATTTAGACGTGAGACCATGCTGGCTAATGATAATCTAAGGGCTTATCTCCCACATGGAGGACGTGCTGCAGTAGATACTCTGGAGTGCTTGAATGGCTCAGTTGGCTACATGGTCACAGACGAGGGAGAATACAAGAACGTAGAGGGTAAGAGTAATTATTATCTAGCCTTTGACGAGACACAATACCATGATTACCAATTTGTATCTCATGCTACCTACTCACTTACTCAAACACATGGACAGTTTGAGACTATGGGGATTGGAGGAGAGGCAGGCTCTGAATGGGATAACCGTTGGCTCGCAAGTGATCAAAGAGAGTGGATCTATGATGATAGCAGCGATTATACCGACAAAAGTACAGGACGAAAGTACGAACATCAAGGCTGGAGAAATAACCTAACCTATGATGAGTATGGCATAATTAATAACAGCCCAGAGGATCTAAAGAAAATACTAGCAGGACAATGGATACCACAAAACCCAGACGCTACAGAGGTAAGAGGCTACCACCTACCGCAAAGAATATTCCCATCTATTCCATTGACTATTCATAGTGCCGTTAATGACTATCAAATCCCATCAAACATTAGTATAGAATGGCAGGAGAAAAATCAGCCACAGTCAATATTCCTAAGTCACTGTGAGGGCAAATTCTACAAGGCAGAGAGGAGACCTATCACTCCAGAAATGGTCAAAGCCTGCATGAGACCGTATGAATATCTAAACCTTTTATCAGGAGACGAGGTAAGAGAACTCAAGAATCAATATGGTAACGAACTCAGGGTACTGGGTGGTATTGACTTCGGATCTAGCACGACAACCCCTACAACAGTTTTGGCAATTCTCTTACACTGGAGGAAGTCAAAGCGTTATCAACTCGCATGGATTGAAAAAATCGCCCAAACAGACCACCCATACGACAAAGCCAGACATATCGCAGAAACTTTCGCAGCATACGGAGTCGATATAGCAGTTGGAGATATTGGGCATGGACAGGATATGGTACCCGTTATTCAGGACGGAGGCAGAGACTCACAGGATCAACCATTCTCAGGACTTGGAAAATCCACATTTTACTCCTGCAGAACCATATCAGATGAAACAAAGCCCCACATGGACATTCAAGCAGACTCAGAGCCAGAGGGAGAAGAACTTGGCAGATTCCAAGTAGACAAAACTACTATCATTCAACAGTTTGTCGATTTTATAGGCTGGAAAGTAGACTGTGCTCATATCAGAGAACCATGGAGAGAATTAACAAGAGAGGACGATCCTATCGCTATACCTAAACTTATGATCCCTTATGCTAAGAACTGGGAGACAGACTGGCTAGTTAAGGACTGGGTGCAATTAACCCGTAAGGACTTGGAAAAACAACAGGAGGGAGCAGTAGAGGACGGCAGGCAAAGAGTACGTAAGGAGTTTAACCACCCTCCAGACTCTATGATGGCTATCATTTACTGTATGGTAGGAGATAACAATTATGATGAGGGCTCATTCAGTATTAGCAGAGTTAGACGAAAGCGGTAAATAGGGAAATTAAATAGTTAAACCATGGATCTCGATAAATCCAAGAAATATATCATAATGGGAGTAGCACATAATGGGACTTGCTCACTTGAGCGATTTATGGTTCAAAAGGGCTATGATGTAATCAGAAACGAGACAGCCTATAGACAGAGAACTCCTGCCATGTATGCACAACTATGGGGAGACCGCAGACCTATTTTCATTACTTCACATAAAACCCACATTACAGACCTTGACTTTATAGAAAAAGAATGGAAAGACACAGATCCTATATTCCTTAAACTATCAGATATGCAACAATATGATGATTTTCCATGGGAGAATAAGGGCAACAAATTTACTAAAAGACCTGACTATCACAAATATGAGGACGGATTCAATGAATAGATCCCCCTATATCATGGGCTTTCAGAAATGTGGCATTAATTCTATAATCAAATGGTATACCAACAAATATCCAGACTGGGTCTCAACTATCCATACCACTGAGGACATTACGTCAGTTAATTGTCTGCCAACTTACGAACCGTTCAGAGATACGCACTTTCCTGTAGTAATAGTAAGAAATCCCGTGGACGCTATATGGTCAATGTATTGGTTCTTTGGATACCACAAAAACCACACCTTAGAGAAATTCTTGGAAATTGACAAACCCTCCATTCAATACGGTAATGAAAATCCCTGCAATAGAGTAGACTTTGAATATCACTTATCAAAATTTGACGGCTTTGAGGACGTTGTAGTCCATAAACTAGAGGATATGCCAGACATACCACACCTTAACAAAACTGAGGATATGTTCAAACAGAATAACATGGACGGTCACAGGAAACCTAATCCACATGAGAAATTTATCATAGCAAAAGCATTAGATAATTATAACAGAAATAATCTCAAACATAAAGTGAAATTAGTATGAATGTCAATTTTATTAATGTATGCGATTCTTTAGGACTTGTAGACATAGAGGACTATGAATACCCAAAACCCTAACCATATCAGACATAGATGTGTGAACGTTATGACAATTTGGCAAAGAGACAATCCATATACTCTTAGGTGCCTGCTCACTAAAGACCATGAGGGCGACTGTAGTTATGAGATGTAAGACTTGTACCAAAACAAACCTCCACAGCAAAACCAAGTTTAAACACTGTTGGATCCACGGTCAGTGTGCTAGGTGTCATTATCTAGGCTTGACAGGCGGAGGCAGGAAGCACGCAAATAGTCAATAATCGTTAATAGATAACTATATTCGTACATACTTCGCTAAGTTTTAACCGTAAGCGTTTGCGTTGTATTGGTTATAGGTATCACACTGGCTGTAAGAAAATTACTAAAAACCCATACGCCCACAACTGGACTGAATGGCAGTTATGTTTTGACTGTGCTAATATCGTACACCCTGAATTTTATAAGAATAGACCAAAGAGAGGCACTGGCGGCAAATACCTCAAGGAGAGTAACGTCAGGAATATGATCGAGATTTACAATGATTGACACTTTTATCGAGATAATGCCCTAAATTATCATGGGATTCGGTTCGAGACTACGTAGAGGACTAGGAGATATTATCTCTGGAGGAAACCAAGTCAATACTGGACGCTTACAAAACCAGCACTTGAACGTAAACTCAATCCAATACGCTGCAGCCATGTCACATGAGCAGGGATTCTCCCAGCCTGTGTTTGGAGCAGAACTCTCAACTGTAGGGTCGTATTCCAGAGAGGGTTATACCTCAAGAACATTCGATACCCCTACAGTCCCTTTTTCTGTTCAAGCCTATTACGCAGAGAGAGATGAGGACGTAGCCCTAGCAGTCAATGATTTATCATCTAAAATTACAGGAGGAGCCCACTACTGGAAATCAGAAATAGAGGCAGTGCAGGACAAAATGTCACAATTCTCCAAAGACATAGACTTTGACTGGATTGACACTATCCTAGTAAAAGAAGTAATTACCTATGGGAATAGTTTTTGGAAACCACGTTTAGGAATTAACAATATCAGAAATAAAGACGATTTAATGAATATCCCTATTTCATCTGCTGTCCGTATATGGTGGGACAGACAAAGACAACCTTACAAATTTGAATTTAGAGGCTCTGAATATCAGGGCTACCACAATGCTGCAGACATTATGCACTTTTTGTGGAATCCAATTAACGCCTCAATGTTTGGTACAGGAGTAATGGTAGCATTAACCTCTACTAGAGACTTTGAGGAAATTACTCCGTCAGGTACAGTGCAAAAGAAACTCCCTAGCCTTATGGATAGGAAATACTCTACTGCCATGACAATGCACCTGACTGAGAGACGATACACCCCACACAATGTCTACGTCGCACAGAACGCCTCAACTGCTGAACGTTCTCAACTATCCTCAGACCTCGCTAGCCTTGACACTGGAGAGGATATTGTTGTGGGAAACAAAGTAGAAGTTCAAGAACTTGGCACAGCAGCACGGGCTTTTGACCCTACAATGTTCACAGATATGGTTCAAGGAGAGATCCTCAAAGGTCTGCAGACTTTCACAGGTAAGCAGGGACAGGAGGAATCCCATCAATACGCAAACGCTGAGGAATCATCAGCCCAGACAGAGATAGGACTTGCTAGTTTCCCATTGGCTATAACTAGACAATTACAGAACCAACTATTCCAGCCATGGTATGACGCTACAGGTGGAGCATTAGACAACTCAGTCGATATGTATGGCTTTGCTGCAGGATATGGCGGAGGTATGGTCGCAGTACCATGGGAGGAGGCAAATCCAGAGATTAGTTTTGGTAGTGAGATTAAAACAGATATTGACTCAGAACAGCAAATCAAACTATTAGAACTAGCAATACAGACAGGAGCCGTACAGGATCCAGTAGAAATGAGACAATTAATCGAGGACGCAGGACTCAACCTTAGACAGGAAATGACTGATCAAATGCAGCAGCAGTATAATCCTGCCATGGGAGGTATGCCACAACCACCTCCAATGCCAATGCAGCCAGAGTTTAGCACATACGCTGCAGACCAAACACCTAGACCTATGGACAGTGCTGACTATACCTCATCTAACAGAGACTCAGAACCTCAGCAGTCAATGGACGCCAGCCCTGACGTAACTAACTCTTATGACCCTCAGCCATCAAATCCACAACTCAACTGGACAGAGACAAAGATAGCAGGACGCTCCAAAGTAGACAAATCACTCCCTGCAAAACTGGCAAAACAACCGTCACAAAACCCAGCAAATCTAAAGGATAAGAAAATCCCTAAATTCAAAAATCTCAAGTTATCAGATGTAAACGCATTACTAGACGCAACTGAAAACTTAGGATAAAATGACCTGTGGCTGTAATAAAACTAAAGAGATTAGCACTAGCAATAGTGTTGATAATCCTCCGCTCAAAATAGAGGGCTTAGACCTTACTGAGAAAATCGACACATTATATCTAAACACTGACTCTACCAAATTTCCTAATGATGAATTAACCGCAGTAAATGGAGAGCCATATCCTCACGAACCACACTTGGACGAATTTGTCCCATGCGACACATATTGCCCAGTGCAGGAGATTTGGCTGCCACGCACTCAGGAAACCTATGATGATTCAAAACACCCCAGAGCACCTAAAGGGGCTGCAGGCAGTAAGGGAGGACGTTTTATCAAAAAGGGCGAATCTGCCTCCGTTGGCGATTCTGACCGTAAAAATGACTTTGATCAGGAAATAGACGCTGAAATAGACAGTTATCAAAAACGCATGAGAACTTTCATAGATTATAACACAAAGCCAGAAATCAAAAATAAAATAATATCTGAGACTAAGCGTGACTATGAGTTAGCCCATGGAGAGGGAGTATGGATAGGCAGAGATCAGGAACTATCTAACAAAAACTGGATTGATTACCATAACCAAAAAGTCACAGATCACGCAGCATGGAGGGCAATAGACACAGAAATCAAGGAGCGAGAGTTTAACGAGGAGGAATGGAATAATAAATCTGCTGCAAACAGAGAGGCACTTGACGATATGGAATACCAATACGACAGAAACTTTAGAAAATTAGTAGGAGACGCTATTTTTCTCAGAGGTTCAGAACCTGAAAATATTAAAAATTACATTAAAGACAATACCCCATACACTGCAGATAAGGCAAATGGTAACGACCATTTTTACACAGACGTACCTGAGGAGGAATGGGATAAGGCAATAAAATTAGTCAAGGAGAGAAATAAACTCACAGGAACTAAGGGACAAATCTCAGGAGATGAGAATGAGTTACGCAGACTGAAATTCGAGCAAAAAGAACTCGAATGGCAACAAAAAAACCTAGTTGTATCCAGTATCCCTAGAGCCTCATTTTATGTCGAAAAAGACTCACTACATTCCCACATAGTCCATCAGATCACGTCTCAAGTACGTGCTGCAGCACCTCACATGAATGACGGGTCAGGAGTCACACCTAAATTAAAAATAAAAATACACGCTGGGAGGAGTGAGGCTACATTCAAAGTAGGTAGAACTCTCTACCGCAGAGGTGCCTCATGGAATAAAAATGATGAAACTGTAAATGTTTTCAATGCAAGTGACGACAGGCATAAATCCGTTCAGGGTACAATGGCTCACGAACTGGCTCACGGTCAATATGATAACATGATTATAAATGATAAAACAAAAACTGCTATGGGAACTTTCCATGAGGAGGCAGCCAAACTCAGTAGATCAGTCAAGAAATCTGAGGACATTACTGACTATTTCTCAAAGTATGCAAAGCAGCGTAGATCCGATAAAAAGCAGGGCAAATATCAGAGAGGTTATGGTAATAATATGGAGACTGAATTATTTGCAGCACTGGCAGAACATCAGATGGACAGGAGAATCGGAGGCAAACCCTTTGACGGAGAGGGTTTTATCCCTAAGTATGACAGACTCAAAAGAGACTATCCTAAACTGTTAAAATCCTTTGAAACATTACGAGGCATGGAGGGCACACATTTTGGCGAATGAGCAAATATTCCTCAATGATAAACAACAAGTCGTAGAACCTGAGAACGCTACACAGATGATTAATTATATTTTTGAGAATGATGTTTTAGTAGGAGTAGAGCGATTCTACCCAGATACAATTCAGGAGGCTCAAGTCTTTGACGAGAACGACAGACAGAGAGTCCCTGCAGGATCTTCAAAGGGCGGAGAATGGGTTAAGGGTTCTGCTGCAGGAGGATCCAGTGAGGAATCTGGAGAGGAGCAATTATCGCAAACTAAAGTATGGAGACGTAAGCAGGAATACTTTGCAGCAAAACGTCAGGAGTATGCAGCCTATGATGAGTTAGGCGACGACGTTACAAACAAAGACGAAATCAGAGACACTCCAGAACCTAACGATTACCATAGAGCCACAGCATACAGAGTCTTAGAACTATATCCTGAAATGGACGAGGAGCAGATGATAAAAAACGCATGGCTAGTAGACATTGAGAGACGCAAACATCAGAAAAACATGGACGCCTTGGCACCTCAACTGGAGCAGGCAGTCGCAGGAATAGAGGGAGCAATCGTATTAAACAGAGTTAAGACTAGATTCAAAACATTGGAAAAAATGGGCAGAAAAACAAAATATGATAGCCCCTCAAAAATGGGAGATATTTCTGGATACATGATAGTAGTCAATAATTTGGACGACGTAGCCACTGCACGCAATAGGGCAGCCAGTGTGTCTAATACAGATCCTGATAAAATGGAGGACTTTAACACTGCACCTAAGGACGGCTACAGAGCAATCCATGAGGAGTTAGTAATGGGAGACGGCACCGTCGCAGAATTACAATTTAAGACAGAAAAACAAAAGAAATGGGCTGATTATTGCCACGACAACACATACAAGCCTGACAAAAATACAGAGACAGGTAGAATCATTTTAGATAATAAGACAACTTTCAAGGAATACACTGAGGCACACTCTGACTATTATCGAGAGTTAGACCTTGGCAATACTGCAGCCATTCCTCCTCCATGTCCTGACGTCGTAAGAACTAGCATAGGGTGTATGGAATGAGTACGGGACTATTCAAAGCAGCAGAGCAGGAGCGAGAATCATGCACACCTCCAGTAGGCTTTAACGTCTGTGAATATGACCCAATGGGAAAAAATGGAGACAACCTAACCGTCTGGAAATGGTTTGAGGACAGACTCTCTGCAGAGGCATGGGCAGATACTCAAAGGGCTCAAGGTGCCACCATGTACGTATTTGGAGAGGAGACTGAGTTAGATATTACAGAGACTTTGGATAATTACCCACATGATGATCAACACAAAAAGAACTACGTAGCCACTGGAGCAAAGGTAGACTCAGAGCCTGCCATGACTAATGAGGAGGGCTGGAGTGGAAACGTAGGGGCTCCTAGAGGGTACGAAAACCACGGTAAACAGGATAAAATCCATGATCTGCCACCTCACTACACGCAGGAGACAGAGCACGAATATGCCAAGTATGTACGTTATCCACACAAAGACGATATTCTCTGTGAGGCTTTTGACGGTAAAATTATTGATTTGAGTATCCCATCTTTTAGACCAATTCCTCCAAGTGAGGACACGCAATTTACCAACACGGCAATAAACTGTAAGTGTTACTGGCTAAGAATCGAGCAGCCTCAGCCTATAACCAAAGAAGAACCCAAAGCCCGTGACGAGGTAACTGGCAAATACAAAAAGGAAAAAGACCCACATGATCCATACAAAGAGATCCAACAGGTAAACACCCCACCTAGTACCGTCTCACAGTTTGGCAAATACACTCGAACTGGAGACGAGGACTGTGATATTTGCGAATCCTTTGAGGGAAAAATCTATGACTTGGCACAAAAGCAGAGACCTGTCCCACCGTCAGAGGGTAAGGGCTATACCAACGTACACCCAAACTGCAAATGCTACTTTGAGCCAGTGGACAATCCTGAGGACGAAACAAAACGCATGGCAGTGCCTACCAAATTAGACGTACTAAATGCCATAGAGAAAAAGCACGTCCATTCAATCCACAGAAAAATAGGTCAGAGAGCCAAAGCAGGCAAACTTCACACAATATTCCAAGATGGAAAATTATCAAAGAGAACTAGAAAGACTAACCCTATGAAAGAAATCAAGGAGACCCTAGTAGAATTACACGGTCAATTTAATTGGTTTACAGATGATTACCTAGCCAAAATTGGAGAGTTAGACAAATCCATTGGAGGCAAGTTTATCCTAGTCAGAGCCAGTGCAGAGACAATCACAGACCACAGATCCGAGGGAGAACCTTACAGACGATTACTCAAGGGAGAGGAATTAATGCAATTAACTAGAACAGGTATTGGCAAATCAACTGACATTAATCACTTAGGATTAGACTACAAAGTAGACAGTCAAGTATTAGACGCAGAGTTTGACCCTATACGCAAGGAATCACAAATGCTAGTCCATCTAAAGGATCCTGAAATTATCCACTTTATTGAAACTGGACAAATTACAGCAGTCTCTATTAACGCAGGAGCACCTAGGAGAATGGATACAGAGTGCGATACTGGAGAGTGCTTTGTAGTCCCTACTGGCTTAATCCTTGGAGAGTTGGACGGTATTGCATTTACATGGGTGGTCTCTGACCCTGCAGGCATAGTCTGGAGAGGCAAATTCATTCCAAAGGCTACAGCAGGCGTTAAGACAACGAAAATAGAAATAATATAAAAAAAATTAGACTACAAGTAACTCTCTGACGAGTTTCATAGCCTTGACAAATTCTGCGTCTGCTTTTTCCATCTGTCTATTTGCCTCAAAGACAGCACGACCCATAGCCTCAATATTATTGACCAAAGGAGCAAACGCTCTGTTTTTTTCCTTGAGTTTGATGAGTTCATCTACCTCAAGTTCTAAATCTTCTTGGATCATTTCCACTATCTGTAAGTGAATACTTTATTTAAACATTTAAATTAAAACAATACGTAACTTAGATGGAAATGAACAAACTACAATATCTAGCAGGGGTTTTAGGGCTCAACCTCGACAATCCAAATGACGCCCTCGTTATAGGACTTGCAGCAAAAGTCCTCAATTAGTTTTTTTTAAATATTTAAATAACGTATTACCCTACTTGTAGTATGATTCCAAAGAAAGCGATGGAGGCAGGAATATTTCTAGTAAAGAAACTCCTGCAAAACGGAGTCCCCGATGATCAAATCAAGGAGGGCTTGCGTCTGGCTGGCATGGAGGAGGACGACGTTAATGTCGTCTTTTATCATGGCATGATTGACGCATAATTTTTTTTATGTGACTAATTAACTGTTTAAACATTTAAGTAGGGTATTACCGTAGTAGAATTGAAATGGACAGAAAACCAATGCACCGTGTCTTTGCCGTGTTTCAAGGCTATCATGTCCCTCTCAGAGACAGAGGGGCTATGCTCGAAAAGGGGTTAAACCCTCACGGGTTCGGTGTTGTTCTCGCTGTCCTTATCAGATTTATCAGGCAGGAGGCTGCGGTATGGGGGCTCTAATGGATTTCATTGAGGGACTAATCGAATATTTGGAGGACGAGCAAAGACTAGACAATCTCAGTTCAACTCTCCAACTTGACGCATACAAATTCGTGCTTAAAGAGATTTTAAGAGGAGGTGTTAGAAAATAGCAGAATTAACTGAGCAATTAGTCAAGGACAAATACAAAGTCCTAATGGGATTCTTGAGCAGAAATGAGGAGACGGAGGCATTATACAAGGCTGAGGAAAAACTCCACAAAGCCCTAGATAATGCAGCCCGTGAGACCTTACTCCTAAATGGAGACAAGCCAAAAAAACTAGATGAATTTCAAGAAAAAGGATACTGGGAATTTCCAGACAAATTCTACAGTCAAGGTATCCCATCAGCACTCTATCAACTCTTAGAGTCCTGTGACAAAAAAGCAGTAGACTTGGCTGTCCTAGTATACATTACGAATAACTGGGATAGGATACGAAAGTTCAAGAAAGAAATAGACGAGTCAGCAGAACAGATCCCAAAGGATCTCTAATTTTTTTTATACAAATTATTTTTGTATAATACAATTAAATGTTTAAATGGTAAAACCATGTATTTGAAGTATGGAGGTGTTAAAATGAGTGAATATATCGCATACGCTGTTCGTGAGAAATTTGGGCATTTGTTCAATAAATCTTACGACATAGAGTCCCACGGTAACGAGGTCGTGATCTCCAACAATGGCGTTGGAATTATGGTCTGGATACCACAGTTTGCAGATATTGTAGAGTTGATCAAAGTCGAGGCTGAAAAGTCTGACTTAGTGATTAAATCGCTGCAAGTATATCCGCACCCTGATAAGGTTCGAGTAGTTTTTCAACTTGGACGGTAATTTTTTTACACTATGTTTAAACATTTAAATGGAATACTAACGTAACTACTTTGGAAATGAACCAAAACAAAGCACGACAAAAACTCAGGGAAGTCCTTGAGGTCGAAATAGGAATTGCAGAGCAAGGGCTCATTAAAGATCCACTGCTCAAAGATCATTTAGTGGCACTGCTTGAAGCCCAGCAGTATCTCAAAGAAGTCAAGGAGGTCGCTCCGATTTATGGCTGAGGCTCTCCTTGTAGTCATTGAGGGTGCCCCACGCCCTGCAGCAAAAATCAGGGAGGCACTCATCAGACAGGACTTAGAGCCAGTGGACAAAGCCATGGCTGACGTTGGTTACAATTACAAAGCAGCAGCAGTTAGACGTTATTACAATCAAATCAATCTACGTAAGAGAGCCAGACTGGCTAAGGAGGTACATTGAATGGCATTAAATTTGTTAGGTAGCAAAGTCGCCTGTGAGGATTGTTTGAATCATTGGGTCAAAGTCAAGAAAAACTGGCTCCCAGAACATATCCCAGACCTGAGAGGGCAACCTATCCACGGGTTAATCGGACTCATGGATAAAAACGCCAATGCAGAGGACGTTTGTAAGGGCTGTGGAAAACCACTTGGCGACGACAGAATGATTGGAGGCGACGGTTTGGTCGGCTGTGATCACTTGGAATGGAGATGGCACGACGCCTGCTTTTATGGTCGATTTGGTTATATCGACTAATTTTTTTTAAATTAAGTATTGAAATATTTAAATAACGTATGCACGTACTTGAGATATGAAAGCACAATTAATCCACGCTGCAGCAAGAAAGCACGTAGAGGGAAAATTGGCAAGTCCTGAAATCTTTGATCTCAGACACTTACTCAATGATCTCGTCTTTCACTTTGCTGTCCACGGTGTAGGAGTATAGGAACTATGGCAAATCAGGTACACATAGGTCTAAAAAACCATAATATCCCAGCGTATATCGACGCTGCTCTCAGGCTATACATAAACGGTCAAAAAGATAAGATGGCTCCTAGCAATAATGATTTTCTTCAAGTCGTTGATTTTCTTAGAGCCCAAAATAAACGGAGATCAAGATGATAGGACTTAGCAAAAAACAACTTGATGGAGTCAAAAAGGTGTTCTTAACGCTACCGTGTGGACACCCAGTTCAGGACTGTGTAGAGATTTGGCATATCAATGCAGTTGGAGAACCTTACAAACGTGAGGACTATTATCTCTGCAGCAAGCACAAAAAACTCAAGAACTGATTTTTTTTACAGTGTTTAAATGTTTAAATAACGTACTAACGTACAGATATTGATAACAATGCAAGAACTTCAAAAGCAAGAACTTTCACGGGAACTCATTAAACAAATTAATGAGATTCAAATGCAGATCGGATACATCAAAATTCAGGACAAAAAGGACGACTACTCTTTCAACTCAGAGGCAGCCATTGAAGAACTGGAGAAAAAACAGTTAGAAATCTCAGGCTTTGAGAGTATTGAAAAAATGCACAAAGCCATTGGCAGATTTTATCATGGCGAACTTGAGTTAGACTCTGACTGGGGTATTAGATATTCCCAGTTAAGACGAGGACTGCTCAAAGAGGAGGAAATGAAACCACTCTTAGGCAATCATGCCCACGCCCTAGTTCAACGACTAGGGTGGTTAGCAGATGGAGGAGACTGGCTTGAACAGATGTATTACATGAGATTACTCATTGAAATCCTAGAGGACAGACCTTACGGTCAGGGCTTATTCAAGCACGTCCCAGAGGAAAAAGATGAGAAACTCTCAGACGAGAGCAAGGAGGTCGCAGTAGGTGGATACCATGTTTGGAATGGAGCCAAAAAAGATGTTAATTATCACATTAACATCGATTCAGGGATTTATCTCTTTGAGATAATGAAAATCCTTGAGGATCACGGCTTTGTAGTCCACGTAGTAGACCCACTCAGCGTCAAAAGTGCCTCCTATTTCTCAGAGGACTTTCAATCAGTCCGTGAAGTAAGTCGTAAGGGCTATCTTGGTCTCAGAGTTGATGTACGAAAATACAGCAACTATCACAAAGAGCCAGAGATAGAACTACACATCTAAAATTTTTTACACTAACAGTATGCTTACTTTGCATACTTTGGATACCGTGTATAGTTAAATATTTAAATGGTAATTGTGTAGTTATATTGGAAATGAACTACAAACTTGTGAGCAAAGGCGACGATCTGTTTGTCGAAGTGTTTGGCAAACTGAAAAAAGTCATTAAAGGATTTGAATCCTTTAGCGGTTGGTATTGGTTCGCCTTTGAATTAGACCATGTCCAAGACAGTGACATGGGCAACGGTCAAGTCATTCTCCAAGATAAAATCTTTTACGGACTCGTTCAGGGTCAGGAAGAAGAACTTGGATATTTTTCAGAGGGCGAGATCCTTGCATTAGGCAAAGCAAAAGTATGGGAAATTCCAAAAAAGGCACTGGCTTACAGTGGGAGACGTAATTAGCATGGCTGACTACGTTCACTTTTTTGGAGAGATGGACTTGTATCTCAATTTTGGAGAGAAGCATATTGTCCGTCAGGCAGCAAGAATAGCCGAGGACTGTGGCTATGGTGGGGGCTATGACCCAGACAACAGGGACATATTTCACATCAACGACGGCTACGGCTATGAAATGGGCAAGATCCATTTCAAGGACGGCAAGGTCGTCAAAGTTGAACGCTCATTAGATAAGGGCGAGAACTGGGAGCAGTGGGACAAAAAGGAGAAAGTCTTTGGCGTCTCGGAGGCTGTGCTCAAGAAATACATTGAATCAATAGAATGGTTCGACTTAGATCCAGCACCTAGCCTACCTATGAGTCAGGGGTTAGTCCTGCAGGAGATCATCAAAGCCAACGGATTTCCAGCAAAGAGAGTGGGTTACAAAGCGGATCTGCTCGCAGTAGCAAGCAAAAATCAGATAATTGTCTACAGGGACAACGGTGTCGGGGCGGAGTTCCTCGGCATAGTAGACATTGAGCAGGAGGTTCCTGCTTAATGGACTTTGACAAAATCCAGCACGGGGATAAAATTGTCATTAAAGACATTAATGGCAAACTCCTCAAAGGTAAGGCAGTTATGAAGTCACGGCAAGTAGACGCATGGGTGCTCAATATCGGAGGAGCACATGGTATTCCAAAACTAGCATTCCGAGATAACGTCGTGGAGGTGGACTAATGGCAAAAAAGAAATTGGGCGAGCACCTCTGTTTAATCTGTAAGATGGGCAGATATGATGGCGTCAGTTGTGAAAATATCATGGCTCACGCTGGGAGGTATTGGGACGCATGACAGTAGAGTGCGTCAAGTGCGGTGCTAGGGGCTCTAACAAAACTGAGTATAAGTGCCCATGGTGTCGTAACAAAATGGTCGTCGTGGACGACTAAGTCTTTTTCTTTAAATAAGGAATTTTTGTATAATAATCATGCCTTACTGTATGTGTAATGAGGACTTTAATTTCTGTAATTGTGACGAGCATATCTGTCATAAACATGGCAAAAAAGTAACTCTTAGACCTCCAACACCTAACCCATTCCTTAACGATTTTACAGGATCTCACACTGTTAATTTTAGTACAGAGGTAACAACTTGAACGAAATTTACTACGACTATGTAGATTACTGGAAAAAGGAGGGGGAACGCTCCAAAGTAGACTCGTTATCATTCAGACTTACTAGAGAACATGAGGTACAGGAAAAACCAATAATAGACGCAGTGAAACTAATCAATCCAAAATCAATCCTAGAGATAGGAGCAGGCTGGGGAAGAATAGCCAAACTACTCAGAGGAGCAGGAGTAGACGCTCAATATACAGCCATGGATTTATCCTATCTCAGACTGCAGCAAATCACAGATAAAACAATAGGCAGGATAGTTACTGATTTTTACACTTATGCTGAGGATATACACTATGACACAATTTTAGCCATAGAGACACTAATGCACATACCTCCTGATATTATCGAGGACTTTGTGGCAAAAATGAAACGCTATGCAGATACAATTATCATTATAGACTATGACCCTCAAGAACCTAGAGACATAGAACTAGCAGACCATAATTTCCAGCATGACTATGACAAACTATTTCCAAACTCTACAGTAGATCAAATCAACTATGTCCAAAAACTGAGGGTCTGGCAAAAATGAAAGGACTTTGCACTAAATGTTTTTCCAGTAATGAGGAGATAACATTAGACGATATAACAGGGGAGGGAGTTTGTAAGAAATGTCAAAAATAAACCCACTACTCTGCTGCCCTAGTCCCAGAGATATTCCTGAGGTCTATGAGGCACTCAAAGAGACTGGATACGACAGACTCTATGCCAAATACTATCCAGAAAAAACAGCCTATGAATTATTCAGACGTTGGTTTGTAGACCATGAGGAGTATACTCACTTAGTAATCTGTCCTGACGATTTAGTTATCAAAAAAGAACACATGGACGCATTAATCGAGGATCTGCAAAAAGACGACTATGCAGTGTTATCAGGAGTTTGTAATGTGGATCAAGGAGCAAACAAAGACTATCTAAATATCACATACAATTTACCACACCCTGTCAGAATGGTTCCTGAAAAAGGTCAGGTGGGCTGGAGACATTATCACTGGGTACACAAAGACGAACCATTTAATGTCAATATTCAGCCGTTCTTATTCTCTGGATTTGCTGCTATGATTATTCGTAGGGACGTAATGGAAAAAATCAAGTTTACTGACGACGCTAGGCAAAACGGCACCCCTAGCATGATTACTGGAGCAATAGATGTTATGTTTAGTAATGTTTGTGCTATACTGAAAATCCCTCAAATGGTAGATACCACAGTCCGCATGGAGCACCTCAAAGGTAAGGAGAGATTTTTCGATATTACTCTGGGAGATGGAGAACTTAGATTTTACCACGCTAACAAGGACACATACGAACTAGAGGCTAGTGAGGCTAAGGGTAAGCGTAGAACTTGGAATATGACCAAAGGAGACGAGATAGTAGAGGGAATCGTAGACGAGGTAGACGATTTTGTTGAGAACGGTACAAAGTAATACGATATTCGTACTCTCGACACTTTTAAACTAAATTGAACTAATCACAGTACACATGAACTTCAAGAAATTACTTGATTTGACAGACTATGCTGACGCAAAGGCTATCCTTGAAACTGTACCAACACTTTCAGAGGCTAGTTACACATTGGCACAAACAGCCTACCAAATCAAAGAAACACAACCACAAGTAGCACGTAATTTCCTCAAAACTGTAATCAAAGAAATGGAAGATGAAGAAAAGAAAGTTGAAGAAACTGACGATAACACAGACACCCAATCTAGTTCTACCACTGGATTAGAAAAAGTTGGCACTGACAAAGGAGACGGAGAAAAACCCGTAGACGGAGCAGGAGATACTAAAGATCAAATGGGAGTCGCAATCGGAGAAATGGCACCTCCAATGGGTATGCCACAACCACCTCAACAACCACCTCAACAACAACCACCTCAAATCCCTCAACAACAAATGCAGTACACTGTTCAGGAAGCCATGGCTTTCAGAAGTCAGTTTAAGCAAATCGCTGAGGCAATCAAATCTTTAGACAAAAAGATTACAGAGACACAAAACTCTCAAATTAAATCCATAGACGCAGGCACCTCCTACAAAGGAGAAAAATCTACTGGATCATTCATTAGAGAAACTACAGGAAATGCAGAGGCTGATCTACAAAAAACTAGATTGGACATTACAAAACTCAACGACGCTATTAACAAAGGGGCATAAGCCCACTTTTTCCCTTTTTTCGGCAAGACTCTTTTAAATAAATACGATATTCGATAATTATGACAGATAACTACGCTGGTCTATTTGACGGTTCAGCAGACTCTGGAGCAATAGTAGTTAATGCTATTGCAGATGAGGCTATTGAAATCGGAGCCCCAGTTATCGTAGTCGCAGCAGGCACAGGAGAGTTAAATCCCCGTGTTGAACCTACAACAGACGGCACATTATATGTAGCAGGAGTTGTAGTTGGTGGCGACGCTAACGGTATTTGGGTAGACGGTACAACCGCAAATGACGGCAACGCAGCAGACGCTGCAGGAGAATCAGTCAAAGTATGTACTCACGGCAGATGTAAAGTTAGAGTAGATGGCTCAACAGGCGGAGCAAACAGCAATATCGCACTAGGAGATCCTCTTAGTTGTAGCGGTACTGATGAAGTCGCACAAAGAGCAGTAGCCTCAGACTTTGTATTTGGTAGAGCACTACAGACCTCAACTGCAAGCACTGACGCAATTCTGTGTGAAGTAACATTGGAGGGTATCCTCTAAAATGCCTAAAACTGGCGAGACAATCTCTCGTAATTCCTTGTTAGAATCTAACGATTTTACAGGTATTAGAGAAGCATTGAACCACGCAGCAGATGGCTACCAATCTCAAGGTAAATCTTGGGATTTCTGGAAACCAATTAGAGAAACACCTCTAGCAGTATTCTTTGACAAGGCAGACGGTTCCATGGACGACATGAGACTTAACCCTAACTTACCTAGAATCTGGCACGAACACTATGGTATCTCCATAGGCGACTATGCCTCCAAAGGAGGAAACTCAATTAGAGAAACAGTTAGTGTACCAAACTCACTATCTATTTTGAAAATTGCAGATGAGATTATCGAGGGTGCAGAACCTTACAGTGACTGGAAACAATACTCCAGACTCATTGAAATGGACGCCCCTAAAGTAAACGTACCAAAAACTAGATACACTGATCAAGTTGGTGGCTCAACATCAACAGCATACAAACTTGATATTTTCAAAGAATCTGGCGGTAAACCACCAATGATAGGCGGTAAAATGGAACCTATTGAACTTGACTGTAGCAATACAAAAAACAGTTTTAGAGGTACCATTAGAGTCGAAAGAAACGATGTTAAGGATAACAACTTCTTAGCAGTAGAACAACCACTCAAAAACGCTGGTAACTTATTCTACTACTTGGCTGGTAAAAGAATCATTGATCAAATGATCAGTGACACAACTACCAACACTGACACCTTGGCAAACTTAGACTTTGCAACCCCGATTCACGCTGAATTTGAAGCATTAAGTAATGTTATCCGTTCTAAATTCAGAGGTTCACAGAGAAACACTGCAGATACTATGTTTATCAACCCTGCTGACGCTTACCAAACAGTAAGTAAATCAACAGGTGCAAGCGGATCTTATCTATTCTTAGATAAGAGAGTCTTGAGAGATGATAGTAATAGTGATGTAGTAAACAACTCTGGACTCGCAGCAGCATTAGGACTCAAAAACGTCTTTGAAACTCCACAAATCGCAGCAGGCACAGTTATGATCACTAAACGTGACGTAGCACAAGTCGTAGGTTTGAGAGAAGATTTGACCATTGAGAACTATGATATGACTGTAGGCGGTCTCTACGATTCTGACCTTGTATTACGTTTCGACGTTAAAGAGGCAGACGAGAACGGTGCATACAAAATCACTTCATTCTAGGAAAAGCGATCCTTTTTTTCTTTTTTTATTCTTAAATAGGGGATACTCCCTACAATTACTGTCCACAAAATAGGGATCAATGCCCAACGTTAGAACCCTTGAGTACACCGCAGGAGTAAGACCTTGGACGGGTCAATGATGTGCCTGTAGAATTAACACTTTTAATCTAATTAGGTAATGGATTTTATGGGAACTTTACAGTGCAAAGTCTGTTTTATTACTGCAGACGCTGAAAACAAAGAGACCGCTATATCAATAATTGATCATGCAGCCAAATCCAAAAAATGTGATGGCAAAGATGAGAACTGCGTTTGGTATCCAAAAGGACTGCCAACTGTAGAATTAAATCCTGAGGTAGATCCAAAGAGACCTATAGAGGGAGTTAAGATAGCAGCACAGGTCTCAACCAAAAAGGCTGCTCCTAAAAAAAGTAGCAAATAATCTTTTTTCTAATTGACACTTTTATTACTTAATTATCAGTAGAGATAGTGACACATGATTAATGACTTGGAAAACGTATGCACCGTTGATACGCACAGGGGGAAATTTTGGCGTGACTTTCTTTAGTAGTTTAACCACTTTTAATTTTATTACGAATTTACCTAATGTGGATTTAATTGTAGGTGCTGCACTTACAGCAGGAGTAACAACAGGACTGGCAATCTCTTATGAGGCTAGGAAATATCAACTTGGCAAAAAATAAGAAATCTCCAGATCAATGCAACTGGCTTAGAGCATTATCATTTTTAATTCCATTTAGTGACGAAGATTAACTCTTTTAATTTCACATTCTCACAAAATTTGTTAGGGTAGACAACGATACGACCTCCCTCACAGGTTACCCTCCAGTACCTGTCTTAGCCTTGGTTATTCTACCCTAACCGTAAATAAAATTTGACAAACTACCACTTACACTTATACTACTACCACTACCTATGACACAATGTAACAAATGTGAATACAAGTGGGAGACCACTTCAAAACTTCAAAACGTTACCTGTCCATCATGCGGAGGCAAGGTCAAAAATGATTAAACTCCTTACAGCATTTCTATTGTTTACAATAGGTGCCATGAGTTTATCAATCGCACACGCAGAGGAGCAGACTAACGACGCTGTAATCGTACCATTCGAGTTTAATGGACGTATTTGTGGAATGTTAGAGAATGGGAATTTTGTCTGTGAATGGGATCCATCTATAATCGATCTCAACGATATTATCGTTAATGGCACAGAGACAATCCCTAATCCAACTGAGGCAAGTACCAAAGTCGAGGACGTACCTGAACCAATAGTCATAGAGGAGGAACCTGAGACTATTCTAACCAAATTCGAGCAAGATATGGAGAGATTAATCGAAAAAGATGATCTCGACCCTAAGGAAAAAGAATACTTAGCCTTATTGCAGAACTTGGCTGAATGTCAGAGAGGTTATGCCGAGTCATTCGGAGTCGTAACTCCTAGCAGTTTTGCTATTAGTTACACATGGATTAACGACAGAAATGGCGAATCCCCAGAATGGACTAAAGCCTTTGACTATACAGGCAGACACGCTGAACTCAAAAAAGGTATTGAGGAGTGCAAAGCAATACGCACAATCTTAAACCCTGTCACTCTAGGTGCATACACCCTACACATGGGTCAATACTTTGGTCAAATCCAGCCACATCATAGCGAAAAAGCGATAGTAGATGAGGGCAGATGGCTAGACGTTAAGACTCACGTACCACTCAATGAGCACAACTTCATAGAGTCAGTAGAGGACGCACAAAAGACAATCTGTACTCACACATTATACGAGCAAAGAACAAAGTCTCAGTATGACTGTCCGCCAGTAGAATATCCTGACGGAGATATTGTAAATCCTAAGGGCTTTGTAGAGTATGGTAGTTCAGTAGAGGACAAATTCCTAAAGTATCAAACTGACGGAGGAGCACAGCAAGCAAAACAAATCACTGGAGAAAAATACCGTGAAAAATTGCAACAATTACAAGAAGTTATGAAAGCACAACAAAACCAATACACAGGCGAGGGCTACGGAAATTGAGCCCAGCCTCTATTTTTCTTCTTATCATAGTTATCTCAATTTTTGCCATAGGAGCCATGAAAATTTATGGAGATATGCCTGACGAATGGATTTGGGCTACAAATGACTATCTAGGAACTAGAGCAGTCCCGATATACTATGTAGATGAGATTAACGACTGTAATGATGAGCCTGCCTTTGGGTGTTATAATCCCAATACAGATGTAATTAGACTAGAGAAAAATATGATAGGTAAATGGATTCAAAGAGCCTGTGATATTAGGACTCACGAAATACTCCACGCATGGGGATTAAACGAGGCAGAACTCAAAGCCTTTGACTGTCCTAATCCACACGCTGACTGGGACAGATTACAATACAATCCAGACTTTGTTAAGCACTGGAATCCAGACTATACATGGGAGGGTTATCATTGAATTATACTGACTTTGTGGCAGGAATGGTCACAACCATGATTTTTTCTATTGTTGTGTTTACTTTGGGGTTTTACGCAAAATGAAACTACAATGTCCTAGATGTACCTCTGAAAATTTAGATCAGGGAATTAATGGAAAAATACTTTGTCATAACTGCAAGAGATTCTTAATACTATTCCCAGTTTAACACTGACTCTTTTATGATAGTAATATTGGAGGGAGACATGGCAGACGTACCAATATTTAGTAAGGCAAGAGTCTCAAACATCATGGCTGCAGCAACCATAGGAACTGTCCTTTATGGATTTGTCAGTGGAGCAGCAGCAGATGTAGCAAGCGGTTCGGCTATGGGTATCCTGTTAGGATTCGCAGCAAAACACTTGTTTGACTCAGCACAAAGTTAAGTAACTCTTTTTACCTAACACTACACTCTTTTTTTTATGTCTAATGTACCTACCACCCCTCTGCTATGCAAAGCAATTCTAGGGAAAAACGGAGTAGAATTTGAATCTGCAGATACTAGAGGATTAACATTATCTCAGACAATAGAGGACGATAAGAAATATGGTACTATGAAGCCAGCCAACGGGAAATATTTTACTTATGCAGTATTAAATGAGGACGTAGAGTTCACACAAAAGCAGGCTACTAGAGCAGTACAATTCGGTCAGAGACGCTGGAGAATCTATGCAAATACTCCAAAATTCAAAAAGGCAAAGCCTGACGAAATAGTAGATTTTAGAATAGAGTTTAGGACAGTAGAGTCAGACCCTGACAAACAACTCAACGAAAATACTATCATGTATCATTACTACCCAATTAACAAAGTAGACCACCCTTTGAGAGGTCTATGTGTTGTAAACAAAGCGTTCTTTTTTACCTCACATGGAAACCCAGTCAAAGGAACTGAGTACGAGAAATTTGGTATCCCTGTGCAATATCCAAATAAATATTACAAATCCTTAGACTTTGATCAAGTATATGCCCATGAATTAGGACATGGGTTAGGACTACCGCATGACTCAGAATATGATAATATCATGGCATTTCGTTATGACTTAATGGCAGAGTATCCACAGATGAGAGATCAAGCAAGAATAATGACAAAGTATGGAGCACGGTTAATGTCTGCATGGCTCAGAATGAGATGGCTCAAATGGCTCAAATGGGCTAGTGACAGGTAGACACTTTTATTGTAAAACTATTAGATAACGTATGGGATTTCTGCACGAAATTGACTTATTCTTAGGACAGGCATTACAGAACTTATCATGGTGGGTTAATCACGAAATTCCTATCGGATTAGGAATGAAAGAAAATACTGCCTCTCAAGGTCGTTTAACAGTCATTAAAAACATGGGTAAACCAAACGAGGAGATCATCTGTAAGGATAAACGTAACTTATTGACAGACGCAGGACGAACTAAAGCCCATGCACAAATTTACACTAATACCTCAGCAGGAGCCAGAGGTTGTGGATACATTGCCGTCACTGTAAACACTGGATCTCCAGCAGACGGAGACACAGTTCTTACAGGCGAAATCACAACAGGAGGTTTAGAAAGGGCTGACGCTTCAACAAAATCTACTTCAACAAATACTACAACAATATCTCACACTTTTACTGCTTCTGCAACTCATACTGCCGTCCAAAAAGCAGCATTATTTGACGCAGCAAGTTCAGGAACAATGTATCACATTAACACATTTACCGCTACTACCCTTATCAGTTCAGACACCTTAACCGTTACTTGGACTTTGACCTTAGACGATTAGGGGTACTAAATGACTCTAGCCTCTACATCATGGAAAGAAGCCACAGACACAACCTCTGGAGATTCTACTAAATACGGTGTCCCTGACGGACTTTTACTATATGCTCAATTATTCAATGGAGATCTTAATGTTGATAATGTAGATATTAACTCTCCATGGTTTTTCAGAACCTCAAAATGTCAATTTCAAAACACTGCTAATACTTACGGGTATATCATAGACTCAAGTGCTGCAATCGTCGCAGACAGAACCGTCTCATTTCCTCTAATGGTAGGAGACGGCACCTTTGTCATAGATGATATGATTCAGACTATTTCCAGTAAAAAAATAGGTAACTGGCTTGACGCTACAGAGGTCGCAGCACCTAGTTCTCCTGCAGCAAGCACTCATAGAATTTATGCAGATTCTACATCTAATCAATTAACCACTAAGAACAGCTCAGGAACCGTGCAAGAATTAACTACAAACTCTGCCACTCAGACTTTAACCAATAAGACGCTCACAACTCCTACAATCAATATTTTGGATAACGCTTTCAATCTCAAAGATAATGCTGACAATACCAAAATAGCAGTATTCCAATGTTCAACTATTTCAACAGGAACAACTAGAACCGTGACAATACCTGACGCTAGCGGTACAATGATGTTAAACCTATCAGACGATACAAGTCCAACTCTAGGAGGAGCCCTAGCAGGAGGAGGTTATGATATTACGGGATTAGGCACATTATCAATGACTGAGCAGGCTGCTGCAAATGCTGACGTGGCAGGAGACGGTCAATTATGGGTATTAACCGCTACTCCAAATACTCTATGGTTTACTGACGACGCAGGGACAGATTTCCAAGTAGCCACATTATCAGGAACTGAGACTTTAACCAATAAGACATTAACGAGTCCTACATTTACTGCTCCAGTATTAGGAACTCCCTCAAGTGGAACCATAGACGCTGATAATGTAACAATATCTAATTTGGCTATTGGAGCCGAGGTATCTGCCACACTCACTGCAGATATAGAAATGGCAGGATATAATCTCCAAAATGGGGGTGTAATATTCCTAGCAGAGCAGGCAGCAGCAGACGCTGACGCTGCAGGCGAGGGACAAATTTGGGTAAAGACAGCAACACCTAATCAATTATGGTTTACAGATGATACAGGAACTGACTTTCAAGTAGCCTCTAAAACAGGAACTCACTCTGCAACAGAAGCCCTAATAATTGCAGCCAGTGATGAAACAACAGCACTCACAGAAGGAACAGGGAAAACAGAATTTCAAATGCCTTACGCTTTTACATTAACAGCAGTTAGAGCAACAGTCACAACTGCTCCGACTACAGATAATGCTTTCACAGTTGATATTAACGAGGGTGGCACATCTATCTTATCCACAAAAATAACTATTGATGCAACTGAAAAAACATCTACTACAGCAACAACTCCCCCAGTAATATCTGATTCAAGTTTGGCTGACAGTGGGGTTATTACAGTAGATATTGACGCATTAAGTACAGGAGCAACAGAAGCAGGATTAAAGATTTACTTGATAGGATACCAAACTTAGAGGTGATATGAATGGTTAAAGTAGAAAGAGAAGATTTTGATGAATCATTTACAACAATCCTCAGATTCATAGATGGAAACAAAGCACAGGAGATTCAAGTCTATGCATGGGAAGCAGATAATATTGAAGCAGCATTAAAGACACTATCTTTAGAAGTAGTAATGGGATTTTATAACAAATCTGGAAAATCAATAATCAAAGAGTGGGTATAATGATTCAGGATTCATTCCTTAAATCATTTAGAGAAACAAAATCTCCATTCATTACAAATCCATACAGATTTGCAGCAGGAGATGTAGGTGGTTGGGTTGAACTTGGAAGAACTACTTTGGGAAGTGCAGGAGCTTCTATTGACGTAACATCATTGGCAGATAAGAGATATTATATGACTTTGGTAAATATGCCTGTAAGTGGTAGTAATGTTCAACCACGTTTAAGATTAAATGCTGATTCTGACTCAAATTATGCAATGAGAACATCACAAGATGGTGGAGGAGATGGAACATCAGAATCTAGTAGTGGCATAATAGCTCCTGATGGAATTTATACAGGTAATATTGGGTTTGAAGTTTTCTATTCTGCTAATCTACCTACAAAAGAAAAACTAATCCAAAGATGGCACGCAAGTAACAGACCAAGTACAGGAGCAGGAACAGCTCCAACACGAAAAGAACAAGTAGCAAAATGGGTAAACACAAATAATGCCATAGACCAATTTGAAATAAATTCCGTATCCAATACTTTTGCTAGTGGTGCTGAAATGGTCGTACTAGGTTGGGATCCATCAGATACACATACTAATAATTTTTGGGAAGAATTGTATTCAGGAAGTGGAAATGCAGGACTAGATACAGGTTTAGCTGGATTTACAGCAAAAAAATATCTTTGGATTCAAGTTTACATGGAAGGTATGGCAAGTGCAGGGAATGTTCAAATGGTCATAAATGGAGCAGACGCTTCTGGCAATTATGCTATAAGATATAGTCAAAATGGTACTGGTGATGGTCAAATTACAAGTAGAAACGATAATTTAATTCACGTTGGGTTTGGTGGTGAAACAGAAATTAATGGATTTAAAAATATATTTATGATTAATGATGGAACTAATGAAAAAATGGGTATATGTCACGGAGTAATGGAAGGTGGAACAGGAGCAGGAAATGACCCATTAAGAGATGAAATTGTATTTAAAGACGCAAATACAACACAAGCAACTGACATAGAAGTTAGACGTGCCTCTGGCTCTTTTGGTGATAAATCTTGGCTTAAAATATGGGGTGCTGACTAATGGAAGGAGTGAATTAAATTGGCATGGGGAAAAAATGGAACACCTAGCACGTTAGGAAGTTCAGGAGATGATTTGGATATTACGGATTTAACTGCAAATAAATTCAATTTATTTTTATCACATATTATAGCAACAGGAAGGGTTCGAAGAGTACAAACTTTCAACAATAATACAAATTCTGTTTATGCTTGGAGAGAATCAGCTAATGGTGTAACAGATGGAACAATTACTTCATCATCTAATATTGACCAAGTATCAGGAATTGGTACAGAAGATGCAAGTGATTCATTTAGTGTAATGTATGTTTGTTCTATTTCTGGAGAGGAAAAACTGGCAATAGAATTTGTGGTTTGGCATGGTGGAACAGGAGCAGCAAATGACCCCGAAAGAAAAGAAGCAGTTAATAAATTTGTCCCAAGTCCTGATGCAGATATAACTAGAATAGATTTTAATAATACAACAGGTGGAGCAGATTATCTTACTAATTCTAATATTTCAGCACTAGGAACCGATTAGAATGGACTTGGAACTAGAATGGTATGAAGGGGTAAGAAACGGGAATAATTATCTCTGTGACAGGTGTAATGAGAGAGAACTAAACATAGATGAATTTAGTTATAACATTAGAGAAATTTACAACTCTTCTGATTATATGAGATACTGTAATGGTTGCAGAAACTGGATTGAACTAAAAAATTGGAGATGTAATGATTGTAAAATATCTGGAACTCATAGAAGTGAGACAAACTTTAAGATTTGCCCAAATTGTCGTAAGGAAGTAATATTGGTGGTTAGTTAATTGACCTCATATACTAGAACTATTGCCGAGGGAGGTGGTGGGTATGTTTTATCAGGATATGTTAGTTCAGGATATATTACTGCCTCAACTAATTGGTCAGATACAACTGCTAGGACTCTTGCCTCAACTAGAACTGCCTCCCAAACTGTAACTTTAACGGACGCAATAAAATTAGGAATTGTAAGATTTATCACAACTCAAGCCCAAACTATCACTGACGCATTAACTAGAGGAATTGTAGCAACTAGAGAGTTGGCTATTGGAACGGCAGGATATACTTCAACAGGTTATGTTTCATCAGGATATTTGACAGAGGCAAAAACCTCCATTTCAGATTCATTAGTAAGAGTGAGAGATGTTCCAAGATCTATTTCTCAAACTGTCACATTAACGTCAGCCATTAAACTAGGAATTGTGAGATTTATTTCCACTCAAACAGTAACTGCCTCAGATTCAATAGGTAGAGTATATGCTGCACTTAGAACGGCTGCAGTAACATGGACTCACACTAATTCAGTAGCCAGAACCTTAGTGGCAACTAGAGAACTCACACAGACTTTAACTATCACTGATTTACTTGTAGCCTTTAAGGGACTTGCTGGAGAGGGTGCTAGACGTATTAAGGAGGCTACCACTTTCCTAGTCAAAAGGTCAGGAATTACCCAAATATTCAAGCGTTCAGGAACTACCTCAACTTAACACTTTTACGAGAACACGGTACTGATTATTATGGAGGTCGAAACATTATTGCCGATATAGAATTGGTCGTGGGAGAGTTTGGGGACTCTTATGATATTACTATAATTGACAATGAAACTGGCTCTGCTGCAGATCTAGATAATTTCGATACCATTACACTAACAGTAACTAGCACTGACTTTGCCACATCAATTATTTCTACAACAATGTCAAAACCCTCAGGAACCACAGGGGTAGTAAGATGGGCAATATTGACAGCCCATACAGCCTCATTAACTGCAGGAGCATATACGGCACAGATTGACATGGTAGACACTGGAGTATCTGTCAGGAGAAAAACTCTACACATGAGCGTTAAGGTATTGGAGAAATTGGCATAATGGCAACTTATTACTCTCTTACTGGAATTAAGAATAAACTACACATAGACGACTCTGATCAGGATTCGTATCTCAATGACCTAGGGGAACAGGCAGATTCTTACATCAATATCCAAGTAGGTCTACACGCTACCGTCCCAATTAACGTCCCAGATACTGAACTCAAGGCACTATCAAACAAACTCGCTGCAGCAGAATATCTCCTATGGAATAGTCCTGACCACCCTAGAGCATTATACGACTCTGCACGTAAGGATATTCAATCTCATATCAAGGCTCAGTACGGAAGGCAAAATGACGACGGATTTACCACTAACACTTTTTCAAAAACAGCAGGCAACGTCACTGGACTAGAGGTTTAACATGGGAGACTTTCAGGCAGACACCCTGAGAGATTCGATAGAATCTGGCTGGGCTTTAACTGGAGCACTTGCTAAAACCACTACAAACACCATGAAAAATGCGGTAAAATTCTTTGCACACCCTCAAGTTAAACAGATTGAAACTAAGAAATCAATAGAGGTCAAAAAGATCACTCCACTCTCTGCAGACGTTATCCATCAAAAGTTTACCGAAGTTAGGGACGTATTTGAGATAAAATGCCGTTATACGGTAGAGGACGTGAAAAACTCGAAATGGGATATTTCAGAGGCTAGAGTCGAGGATATGTGTGACGAGGTAAGCAGAATAGTCAAAACAGTCTATGATCCTAACGCTGGCACTGGAGTCTACTACGTATCTAATGCAGGCTGGACAAATAATGATCAGGTAGACAAAATCTCTCAAGTATTAATCAGAACCATGAATTTGACACTAACTAGAATTAAATCAGAAACTACTACTGTCTTTAAGGGATATGGGGGAGTTTTATCCTTTGACACCTCAGCCAGTGGGGGAGACAGCAAGCCTGCAGCAGATTACACATACACTGAGGCTTATGACGTTCAATGGGCTGGAGGATTTAGACAAATTCCTGAGTTAATTGACGGTACTAGCACAACTGACAGACAGGCAGTTTATTTCACTGGAGGATATTCAGGGAGATTCAACTGTATGTTCAATATGTTAAAGGCTGATTTTACAGACTCTGGCACTGAGCAATTAAAAACAATAGGCAATCTATTGACCACTGGAGAGACTGCTGAGGTCGTATTCCTATGGGCAGTGACTGACACGGCTAGCAATACTCTTACTGCCTCAGTAACCATGAAAGTAATATCAATAGAGCCAGCCTTTGACTTGGAGGATTTATCCAAAGTGAAACTAATCGCAGAGATTACAAAACCTCCTACCTACGCCCTGACATAATTAAATATTTAAATAGAGTATTACCGTGAAAAAGGTATGGTAAAATACCAAATTTGTGCAACTTGCAAAAAAGAGACTACTGAGGGAGTATACCACCTAAACAACAGCACGGGTGCTATAACTCACTATCATGCTAGTTGTGTCAATCCCACTCAGTTGAAATCAAAGACTGGGAGATTTGATCAAGATGGCTGGTATTGGGCTTGCGATTTCTCTGGAATCTGTAGAGTTCACAAAGTCGAGGAAGTGGACGGTAACTGTCCCGAATGTGTGGCTGAGTATGAAATAGCCCACAATCTTTAATTTTTTCTTAACTCTTTTAATAGATTAGTCAGTATACTGGACATGGCAAACATAGGAGAGGTAGCCGAGGCAATTAACGCCTCAAAAGTTCACTTAGATATTGGCGGTAATAGGCTTATTTTACTCCAAGAAATTGAACAATCATTTAACCACCCTGAGGCTAGAGAGGCTACAGACGCAGGATCTGTGTATTTCTATGGTCAGTCTGACGACTCATTTACTGCCACATTATTACTCTCAACTCCAGAAATTAACACATTTCATGGCTATACTATTCTCAATTCTGACGGGGATTTACCCTCAAAGGAATTTCATTTAATTTATGCTGATAAAACAGGTGCTAACACAAAGACAGTTAAAATGAACTGCAAAGTACCTGAGGTCACTTTTTCTAAACCTGTAGAGGGCGGAGTCAAATGTCGTATGAGATTTAGAGTAACTGGAGGAGCAGAGACTGACGGCACCATTGTCGCAGCCACCGACATAACTGGATAATGGATTTTAATACTGCTATGCTGCGTCTGCAGTCAGCACCTACTAGAGCATTAGACTGGATTGAAACTCACAAAATGAACTATGCTATCAAGTATATCCTAGATCCTATCAGAGACCTACAAACTAGCAGAGGTCATGCACAGTCTGTAATAGATTCTTGGCACGTAAACAACACTGGATATTTACAGTTAGAGTTAGTCAATGATCACGAATATATCGACTTGTTAGAATATGGCTGGGGAGACTATGACGTTTATCCACTTGGCAAAGAGAATGGAGGAGCAGATACTTTGAAATTTCACTGGAGAGGTCAATGGCATTTCAGTAAACACACCCACCCTAGAGGATTCAAGGGATACCATATCGTTAATTCTGCTGAAAATTTTGGATTCTTTGAGAGGTTCCTTAATGCACTAATTGACGGTGCTAACAGATGGCTGCAGGAGGCGAGGTTACGTTGAACCCTAAAGATATTGCCAGATTCATGGATAAGGTAGAAAAAACTGATAATTGTTGGTTATGGACAGGCAGTATTAATGACGGATATGGTCAGTTTTGGTACAATAAACGAGTTAGTGCTCACAGATTTTCGTATGAATTATTCAAAGAGATTATACCTCAAGGACTACAACTAGACCACCTCTGCAGAAATAGGAAATGTGTCAATCCTGATCACTTGGAGGCAGTAACTACTCAAGAAAATACTAAGAGAGGATTAACAGGTAAAATTAATCATTTTAATAAAAATAAAACACACTGTCCTCAAGGACATGAATATACTGGAGTCAATAACAAAGGACGTAAAATATGTCAAATCTGTAGAACAGAACAACAAAGACAGTATATTATCAGGAGTAAACAATGAGTTCAGAAAATCCAAGAATCGGTAAGGTACTACGTATCCCTATTGAGATAGTAACTGGAGATGAAACCAAAGTAGACGAGACAATACAAAAACTCTCAAAGGCTCAAGGTGCTGGATTATCCTCTGGCGTTGAAAGTATGGAGCAGCAAGCCATTATTCAGAAAACATTAGGTAAGTCAAAAATTGGCGATATTATGGCATTATCAAAAGACCAAATAAGTAATGTCGTTGGTATGGCAAAGTCTCCAGACGGATTCATTATGAGGATTTTCATGTCAAAGTTTGCCAAAGGAGCAGGAGCCCTATTACTTGCCACGGCAATTATGGAGGCTATCAAATTTGGTATTGAATATCTAACTAGAGACGGTATGCCACTTGATAGGAGATTTAAGAGAGTAATCAACGCAGAGGTCGCAGCATTTCTGGACAGAATGTTCAAAGCACAACTCAGACAAGGATTTAGAACCTTGATTACCACATCAATAGGAGGACTTAGAGGCGGTCAGGGTAATATAGGCGGTAACATTTATTCTATTATGGATAGGTCAATGTCAAGTAAAATACCAGCAAACTTTTACGGCAGAGAAATATCTGCTTATGATATGTCTAGTTTTAATCCTAATGGTATGCCAAGTCACGGGAGTAGGAATTTCTAATGGCAGGCATTAACAGAATCTGGAGAATCGGAGACAGTGCCAGCAGTGCCTTAATCACTGACGGTGCTGCAGTAGTTATCGAATTTGACGAGGCTACAGTGGCTGCTAATCAACAATATTTCAAGGCATTACGGGCAGAGGTCTCAGTAGACATATCCCAAACTAATGCTCTAAAAGGAGACATTAATCCAAGTCAGGACGGGGGAGTAGGTTCTGTCAGAGTTTACGTTAATGGTGTTATGAAAAATGGTACTAATAAAAGCAATAGGAAAAATCTAATCAGATGGGGACTAGAGGACAAAACTACAACTAATTTCCCACATGGTAGATTTGGTACTGTCTTTGGTAATTATCCAGAGTTTGATATACAGCCTCTAGGTACTGCAGCCCCTGTAGGGTATGGCTGGCTCATTGAGGATATTGAGGTCTCACATGACGGAGAATACAAAGATAAAACAGCATTTAGTATGACATTAAAATACAACGGCAATAAATCGGGACTTATCGCAAACCTATGACCTCTGCATGGACACTGACTCTCACTCACTATGATGAGTCAAACTCATGGTCTAGCACAGTTTTAGACCCCTCAGACATTGACTCTATTCCAATGTTTACAGATAATGGAGGCACTGAGGTAAACGCTGCCAATATTGTATTAAATGCCACAGGAGGTAAATTTCTTACACAGGCTCCTATTATCGACCAATTTGATAAATTTAGAATAGTAGCCACTGACGGACTGGGAGGATCCTATGACAGAGTATTTGAGGTTAAACGAATTATTCCCTCAGAGGACAATGGGCAGGGAACCACTGCAGAGATTCAATGTCTAGGTAATGAGTGGTATTTACAGCATATCCACTATGCACGACCTCAATGGTTCAAAACCGCCTATGAAGTAATGAAAGATATTGGAGACACTTACAATTTAGATCCAGCCACTAAAGCCAACGGAGGCAAAATGCCTGACTTATCTGAGCACGACTCTGCTTATTCCACATCTACACAACTAGGAAACGCATTACCAAAACACACGCTTAACGTCTATGATTACGGTACAAAGCCCACATTTATGCACGACTTAATGAATACACTCATTGATCAGCAAGCCAGCACGGTAGATTTGGGAGGGGTACTTGATTACTTTGATTTAGGATTTGACACTGACGCTAGTGATTTACATAAAATAAAGATGAGGTGTTTTAGTAGTGGTTCAGATCCTGAGGCAGGGGGAGGCTCTCTAGTTGAGATTGACGCTACTAACGGATCTACCTCAGTAAACACAGACACTGACGAGCAGGAGGGAGGAATAGAGGCTCAGAGGGCTACTAGGGTTTTATCATGGGGCGAACTTGGCACACTACCAAAAGAAGTCTCAGAATATACAGCATTAGAACTTGACTGGATTTTTACTCCTGAATGGGTATTAGGGACAATTTACTATGCAGATTCATACATACAATTTGAGGGAAAGCATTACAAATGTGTCAAAACTACTGACGGCACTATCTCCACAAAACCTGTGGCAGGAGTCTCTACTCTCTACTGGGTGCCTTGGACTTTTAATAATTGGCTTACTGGAGGCGGAGCCGTATCTACTGCTAAACAGTATTCTCCTTGGACTGTAGGCAAAAAAGGACTGTGGGAGCAAGCAGGAGCCAATATTGCAGCAGCAGAGGGTTCCCGTATGATGTGGGACGGCAATCTTGTAATTAATTATCAGGAGGAGGGTACAACTCCAGCCCACAAAAATGACTTTTACAGGACGTGGGCTCACGCAGTATCTGGCATAGATGGGGACAGTACGGTATTTACCTTAGACGCAGATACATTGGGAGACGGTACTGCACTATACCATGATGGATTTAGATTACTTAACTTAACAAGTGGGGCTTTATCAGGTACGGATCCTGTCACTGGCAAATCATACGTAAATTCATTATGTGAATGGGACTCACAAAAAGGATTTTTCGTTGTAAAAGGAAAGTGGAGTAGTGCTACTGGCGACCTTGGAGATAAGGCACAGATAGCCGTATTGTCTGAGGGTAAAACGTTTGAATGGGATAACACTGCATTAGACTGGACAGCCATTACTAACACCGTAGCAAAGACTGACTGCTTTCACACTTATGACAGTATAACTGCAATAGATGGGCAACAGCATGACACTCCTATCCTTGAGGGCGAAAAAGACTTCTCAGACTCCACCCATTCTAATTATCAATCAGGATTACAATTTTACCAAACATGGAATAAAATATCTGATTTAGCCAATGACGCTGCATATTTCAAAGGATTCATGGGTATTTGCTTTCAATTCCCGTTCCCATGGAAACGACACGCAGCCTCATACAGTGAAAATATTGGAGACCTATATGGTAATAATGACACTTTGGAGCCTGCATATTTAGACCCGTCAGGATTTGATTTTACAAGTAATGGAGACCGTGGATTTAACAACGCCAACGCTGAGGACTTTGGACAGATTACAGATATTTCAATCATGCTTAACATCAAAGAATACGTGGGAATAGCAGCAGAGACCTCCTCTAGTGATCACAGAGATAAAAGACTCAGACTGCAGGCTAATTTCCCTGTCAGATGTACCGTATATGATAGCGAGGATAACGTCATGGTACTTGATCAAAATGTACCGTTTAAGAACACATGGACAGATACTCATTTCCCACTATCAGGATTCAAAGTGTATAGAGGTGCAAAGCCTCTCACTAGCATAGAGTCTGCTGCAGGAGGCTCAGTTATCAGACCAAAAGAGCAGGAACTAGCCAACGTCTTTGAGTGGAGGAAACTAAAACTAATCTCATTCCAACTACAATCATTTTACGACGACTTTGGTAGATACTCTCCTCTAAAGGGATTTGTAGGATTAGACGGTGTATTAGACCCACAGACTCAGACTCCACTTATTGCAAGTTCTGGGAAACTCCAATGGGATTCTTTTAGATTCACTAAACGAAATCTGGCTATGGCTATGGCAGACGGCTCAGCCGTGGGAGAGGACGCAGTGGAGACTACCCGTAATATTGAGGCACCATTCATGCAAAGGAATCAAATTTTTTCAAAGAGACAATTAGAAAAAGACGCTCTAGGAGAGGCTCAGAGAATGGCATTTAGGCATAAAGATTTCACAGTAGGAACTCAGGGAGCCTTTGATATTAGATTTGGGGATTCATTCCTCTACACTAATCCTAGAATAGTACACCTCGACTCTACAGCATACGACCTAAAAACAGGAGAGTCAGTTAATTCCATAAAATTAGTAGCCAAAAAAATCGAATATTCCATGACTAAGGTTAAGAATGGACGTGGAGGATTCTTGAGAAAAATTTACGGTTCGAGGAGATTTGAATAATGGGTAAGGCAGAGAAACGGGGCGGTATTGTTGATTATCTTAAAACTATGGATTCTCAGACTCAGGAGAATTACGGTCTAACAAGAGCACAGCAAGCAGGGGCACCTACCCCTAGATCATATTCCATAGGAGAGGGGTCTCCACGTCCTCCAATAGAGCAGCATGGATTATCAATATTTGGAGGCGTAATGCTGGGAGCCCTAGGTTATAACAAAATAGGAACTGAACAATTAACCTCAAGTGGAATAGTAGACACTGGAGACTATAACGCCTCCAGACTTACCATTAACAATAATTCAGCATTTACTCTCAAGGTCTTACTACCTATCTACAAGGCAGGACAACAGGTCTGGATTAGTGCTCTAGTTGGTCAGAGTTGGACTATCCAGAACACCTCAGGAAACGGAGACGAAACTACAGGCAATATCGAAATGCTACAAGGTGCGGACTATTCCATGTCAGGTAATGACTGGATTTGTTTTCAGTATGACGCTGCAGATGAGAAATTCCATCAGGTCTCTGCAGGGATAAATGATGTAGGATCAGGTTCAGGAGGAGAGACATTTACTTGGACTAATCATCATTCTGCAGCAGGATATATTCTCAAAAATGCTAGTGCTGTTTGGATTAACGCAAGTGGAACTAACGACGCTTTTATTTCAGGTTCCACGTCAGGTTTAGATTATAACGTAGCGTCATTGGATTCTCATAGATTTGCAATTAATTCGAGTCAAGTCGCAGATATTGACGTAAATGATTTAACGTTGATTGGTATTGATCTTACTTTTACTGGATCCAGTGGAATACAAAGTGCAGATTATCTCAATATGAGTTCAGGTGGGGACATTGATATGAATACTGGAGATATAAACGACTGTGGACATATTCAACAAAACGCAAACTCCAGACATTACTTTGGTTCTGGAGGTAATTACATCATGCAGAACTCCTCAAACGGTAACTTGGAATACCGTACAAATTCCACAACAGTAGATCATAGTTTCTTTGTAGGATCATTAAGACTAAACATCAATAAAGATACCATTGAGATGAGAAACCCATTAGATATGTCTGCTAATAAAATTATTGACGTTACATATATCCAGTCTGACACCTCTGTAGGATTCACTGAGAATTTTATTAATATGGGTAGTTTTGGAAATGGTATTGATATTACTTCTCCTACTGACGTTACATTAAGTGGTAATGGTTCGATACTAACACTTACCTCGTCAGGGATTGATTTTGCAGCCAAAGCACGTCCATTCTTATCAGCACTTAATGTGGATTTGGGAGATTCTACCCACGAATGGAATGACCTGTATATTCAAGGCGACGTAAATTTCTCAACGGGTGGCACGGTAGACTTTCACGATATAGACAGTTCTGCTAAATCAAACGGAGGGGCTGCAGCACTGCCAGCAAATCCTACATCATACTTTAAGGTAAAATATCAGGGTCTTACTAGGTATATCCCATACTACACGGCTTAATAGTTAAATAAGGAATTTACTAGAATCCTATCATGTCAGCAGACCCAAAAGCAGGATTAGTTCAACAAATTGAAAAACAAGTAGATTTATTCCAAACTACAATAGGCAAATCAAACACAAACACAGTCTCTACCGTTACTATGATTTTACAAAGTATGGGTCAGACTATCCTAGCACAATATGATGAGATACAAAGACTCAACGGAGAGGTCGAAAACTTGAAGAAAAACAAACTAAAGGAATCCAAAGTAGAACCACCTAAGAAAAACACTCCTAAACAGTCAGTACCTGACGAAATAACCACTTAAATCTTTAAATAAGGAATTAAATATTTAATTATTAAATGGCAAAAGAATTAGGCTACCACCTTACAGTCACAGAGAAAATCCACAAATCCGTTAAATCTGCCGTGGCAGAATCTCCAACTAAAATCGAGATTAACGAATTAGTAACTGAAATTCTCTTAACTGATAAGCGAGTGGCAGCAGCATACAAACGGATAGGAGGAGATTAACAATAAAATGACCGAATCTTTTACTGTTAAAATTGACCTAGACGACAATGAGGCTGAGATACTCCGTAAGATACGAGCCAAGGTGTCTCAAGATGGGCACACTTGGAGTTTTGAGCAGATCCTTACAGAACTCGCCTGCATTGGAATTAGTAACTGGAATAAAATGCAGTTAATTAGCAAAATAACCCCTAGTGGGGACGGCTTTGAGGGAGATGTTTACAAACGTGGCTGATCCAACTTGTAGAGACTGCAAAGCAGTTCTAAAATGGAAAGAACCATACGAGCAGGGAGCCCGTCCAGTAAATCCAGATGGCACAGCACACAACTGCAAAGCCCCACAACCTAAAGCCCCTAGACCTGAGGTTCCTATTGAGCAAATTGTGGCAGAGATTCAAGCCATTAAGGGAGTAATTTATCCAAACACTCCAGCCCAAACAGACGACAACTTAGAACCTGAGTTATCTCCTGAAATGGTAGAGGGTATCTGGAAATACGCCATATCGAGGAAGATGAGATGAGCGTCTCAGACCGATATATGGTAAAAGACGATATTGTCACGGGGGAGGCTGCAGTAGTCCACAACCCTGACTATTTGTCCCCTCATCAAAAGGCAGTATATGATGAGATTTCATTCCCTAGAAAAACTAAGGTACTCTACAGAGTATTAAAAAACAAAATGCCTGACTCATCAGTTAGGAGAATCCTATACACCCTTAGAGATAAGGGACTGGCTAGACAAATGGACAACAAAAAGTGGTTAAGAATATGAGAGACACTAGCCTAGACTCATATCAGGAACTAAAACCCACACTAGGAGCCAAGCAGGAGGTCGTTTTTCAGGCTATCATTACCCTTGGCTGTCCCACTGATTTAGAAATAACAAAGTATCTGGGATTAACTGACCCAAACAAGGTCAGACCCAGACGCAAAGAGTTACTAGATATGGGAATTATCAAAGAGTGTGAAAAAAGAGCCTGCTCAATATCCAAAAGAACCGTCTGGAGTTGGAGAGTAAAATGACTAAGCAGTGGATCCATAGAGCACAGAGAGGCTGGGACTCTACTGACGGTCACGACAACAATGAGAAAAACCGTATAGCAGTAATCCTCAGAAATAATAACATCAGACACTATCCCCTTTTTGATCAAGTAATTTTCATCAACAAACAGACCCACAAATGGCAGATGGAGCAGCCAAAAGGCTACAAAACAAAGGAGGATCTCTGGAGAGACTGGGAAACTTTCAAGCCAGACTTATTTTTCCCACTCAAGAATCTAATCATTGAGGTAGACGGAGATTTCCACTTTAACACAAAAAAAGGAATCAAACAGACTAACAAACGCAACGAGTATTATGAGTATGCAGGGATTAGACTGATTTGGTACCATACTGACGCTCTCAAAAAGATGAGTGACGCAGAGTTGTTTTTGTCTCTAGTAGACCAACTCTAATTCTATGTGTGTGTGCCCACTTTTACATTAGCTTTTTTTTTTTTTTTTTTTTTTTTTTTTTTTTTTTTTTTTTTTTTTTTTTTTTTTTTT